CCGTTCGCCGGCGCGGGCACGACGATCAGCGCCGGCGAGCGCGCGGGGCGTCAGGTTCGGGCGATCGAGCTTGCGCCGGAATATGTCGACGTCGCGCTCCTGCGGTGGCGACAACTCAATGCGGCAAAGACCATCGTGCTCGACAATGATGGCCGCGGCTTCGAGGAGATCGCCGCGGCGCGCGGCGTCGACCTGTGCCATGCGGCCTGACCATCCCGGCTCGCAGGCCGGGACAGGCCTGCAGGTCGAGCAGTGGCCGATCGAGCGGCTTCTGCCCTACGCGGCTAACGCGCGGAGTCATCCGGACGGCCAGGTCGCCCAGATCGCCGGTTCGATCGCCGAGTTTGGCTTCAACGTGCCGTGCCTCGTCGACGAGCGCGGGGTGCTGATAGCGGGGCACGGACGGCTGCTCGCTGCGAGGCGCCTTGGTCTCACGGAAGTGCCGGTGATCCGGCTCGACCATTTGACGGACGCTCAGGCCCGCGCCTTCCGGATCGCAGACAACCAGATTGCGCTCAATGCGGCTTGGGATGACGCGCTGCTTTCGGCCGAGGTCGGGCGGCTGAAGGAGGACGGTGTCGATCTCGACCTCCTCGGCTTTGGCGAAGACGAGCTCGACCGCCTGCTCGACGGACTTGATGCGGCGGGGGGCCAGGCGGACGGCGAGGACAGCGTTCCGGAGCCGTCCGCCGATCCCGTCACGCGATCCGGGGATCTCTGGGTGCTTGGCGAGCATCGACTGCTCTGTGGCGACGCCACCAGTGCCGACGACGTCGGAAGACTGCTCGACGGCGCGGTGCCGCGCCTGATGGTGACCGATCCACCCTACGGTGTCGATTACGATCCGGCCTGGCGCAACGAAGCCGGCGTATCCGCGACGGCGCGCACCGGCCGTGTCTCCAATGACGACCGCGCCGACTGGCGCGAGGCCTGGGCGCTGTTTCCCGGCGACGTCGCCTATGTCTGGCATGCTGGCGTCCACTGCCGCACGGTCGCGGAGAGCCTCGAAGCCTGCGGACTGGCGATCCGGTCACAGATCATTTGGGCCAAGCCTCGCGGCGTGCTCGGCCGAGGCGACTATCACTGGCAGCATGAGCCCTGCTTCTATGCCGTGCGCAAGCGTGCGATCGGCCATTGGCAGGGCGCGCGCGACCAGTCGACGCTGTGGAAGATCCCCTGGTCAAGCCAGGGGACCGCTGGCGACGAAGACTCGGCTACCGTGCACGGCACCCAGAAGCCGGTCGAGTGCATGCGCCGGCCAATGCTGAACAACAGCGCCACGGGCGATGCAATCTACGAACCCTTCGCCGGCAGCGGCACCAGCATCATCGCGGCCGAGAGCATCGGGCGCCGGTGCTTCGCCCTGGAGATCGACCCGCGCTACTGCGATGTCATCATCGAGCGATGGCAACAGTACACTGGCCGCCAAGCTTCCCTTGAAGACGACGGGCGGACCTTCGAAGAGATCGCGTCCGCCCGCGATTGAAGCACCACAACCTGGTCTCGGAACTGTGTCCGGCATCGAACCTGCACTGCGCGTGCTGTCGCTTGGCGCCGGCGTGCAATCGACGACCTTGGCGCTCATGGCGGCGCATGGCGAATTCGGGGATCGGCCCGACTGCGCCATCTTCGCCGATACCCAGTGGGAGCCCGCTGCCGTCTACGCGCATCTGGATTGGCTGGCGAGCAGCGGCGTTCTGCCATTCCCCGTGCATCGCGTGACGGCTGGGAGCGTGCGCGAGGCAATCGTCAGCAAGGCCGCGGGGACGAGTGACCGCTTCGCAGCGGTGCCATTCTTCACCAGCGACGGAGGCATGGGCCGGCGCCAGTGCACCCGCGAGTACAAGCTCGAACCGATCACGCGGAAAATCCGCGAGCTGATCGGGGTTGCGAAAGGGCGGCGCGTGCCGCGCGAGGTGGTGGTCGAGGTCTGGATCGGAATCTCCACCGACGAAATCGTCCGCATGAAGCCGGCTCGCCATTCGTGGCAGGTGAACCGTTGGCCTCTCATCGAGAGACGGATGTCGCGGTGGGATTGTCGAAGGTGGCTCGAACGCCACGGCTACCCGCTTGCGCCGAAGCCCTCATGCATCGGGTGTCCTTTTCATTCCGATGCAGTGTGGCGAGAAATGCGAATTACGGCTCCTTCGGAATGGGCGGATGCGGTCGAGGTCGACCGGCTGATCCGGGCCGGTGGGACACTCCGTGGCATGCGCCAGCAGCAGTTCATGCACCCGTCTCGGATTCCGCTCGACCAGGTCGACCTCTCGACGCCGGCTGAACGTGGCCAAATCGACTTGTTCGCGAACGAATGCGAAGGGCTCTGCGGATTGTGACGGACCGCGCAACCCTCTTGGATGTCAAGCCATGAAGCAGTCCCGCTTGATGTCGCTCATCGAAGCGCTCATCAACGTGGCGGTGGGTTTCGGCCTGGCGGTGCTGACGCAGATCGCAATCTTTCCGCTCTTCGGGCTTGGCGTTTCGCTCGGGCAGAATTTGCAGATCGGCGCGATCTTCACGGCAATGTCGATCCTGCGCTCCTATGCGCTGCGGCGGCTGTTCGAGTGGATTCGCCCTCGGCGCGTGTGAAGCAAAGCCGCCGGGCACTTGCCCGGCGGCGGAGGCCCAAGGCGCACCTGCCTTGGCCTGCAGTTTGGCCTGCCTAATCCGGTTGCTCCGTCCCGGTTGTGGTCGGGAGCGACAGCGGCTCGCCCGTCAGCTCGGCGTAGATGCCGGCGAAGAATCGGGCGAGGGCGTCCTCCTCCTGGTCATGCAGGTCCTCGGCCAGCACCTTGCAAGCGCGCGGGGTGAGCACGGCCACCGGTATGGTGACCATCTCGTCCAGGCGCTCGACCAGGATGTGGCCATCGGGAAGAGTCCGTGTCCGGATGTGGAAGCCGGAGCGCCGCTTCCAGTAGCTCACGGCCATGCGGTTGGCCGGCGTGTCAGGGATGGTTCCGGACTGGCCCACTCGCAGATCGGCTATCCAGGCGTGTTTCGTTTCTCGGGCCATGGCTCGCCTCCTCAACCCATGATCCGGTAGACGCGTCCGCGTCCGTCGATCCTCTCGGACGTGACGTCGAGCCCCAGCTTCTTCTTGAGGGCGCCGGCGATGGCGCCCCGCACGGTGTGTGCCTGCCAGCCGAAGGTGGCGACGATCTCGTCAATGGTGGCGCCCTCGCTTCGCTTCAGCATTGCGATGAGTTGCGCCTGCTTGCTGTTGTCGCGAGTCCTGCGCGCCGGCGCGGCGCTGGGCGGCACTGGCGCGCTCTCTTCCGCCATGGCCTCGTCCTCCGCGGCCTCGGCTTCCTCGGCAGGGCCGGCGCCCGTGGGGGCGTCCTCGGGCTCGATGCCGAGGGCCACGAATGCCGTCCGGGTCGCGCGCAGCGTCAGGGGCGCACCCTCGTCGTCGTAGCGCCAGATGGTGTCGTCGGCGCGCCCTGCGATCTCTTCGAGCAGCCCCTTCGTGAGGAGGCTTTTGAGGACGTTGCCGATGGCGTTGCCCTTGAGCTTCAGCGTGACCGGGAAGACATAAGCGTCCGGCCGCTGGCACGCGGTCGACAGCACAACCAGTTGGGAATCGGAAAGCTTCGGGGTCATGGGGCAGTCCTCCTTACGAGGAGGGCCAGGACCATCCTGGCCCTTCTACTGCCCGGAGCCCCGCCGGCCGAGCCGGTCGGGGCGGCTGTAGAGATTGGGGCGCTTCAACCGGCCATCTCGGCGAGGATGCCGTAGTGGGTGACGAAGCCGGTGAGATAGGGAAGCCCGCGCGGGATGCCGTGCTCGCGCTCGATGCGGCGGCTGATTGTCCAGCCCATCCAGCGCTCGACCGCAGCGTCGCTGGCGGCCTTCAGGTCGAGGCCCTGGAAGAGCCCGCCCGCGACGTCGTCGGCGAAGTGCCGCCCGTCGCGGCTGTCGAGGAACTCGCGGACGGCCCAGTCGGGGCTTCCGGTGGCGGCACCGATCGCCTGCATCGCGAGCGGCCAGGCTTCGGCAGAGCCGGCATGGTGGCGGATGGAGCCATAGAAGCCCCAGGCTTCGTTGTTGGTGGGCAGGGTGGTCTCGGTCACGGGCAGCCTCCTTTCCTTGATCATGTCGGCATACAGGCGCTGCTTTGGCCTCGAGCCAAGCAGATAAGCACCCGTCCGATTAATTTTCTGCTCCGGGACCAGCATGGGAGTATCCATCCGTGCCTATGCGCGGCACCGCGGCGTGAGCCATGTTGCGGTGCTCCGCGCCGCCAAGGCGGGGCGTATTCCGATGGAGCCCGACGGCACCATCGATCCGGCCAAGGCTGATGGTGCCTGGCAGCGTTCAACCGATCCGGCGCGGGGAAGGCGGAAGCAGGATGCACCGGCCACAAAGCTCAAGCCGGTGCCGGAAGCAGCTCTGGGCTCGGTGCGCGAGACCCTCAAGGAGCAGGGGCTGCCCGCCGGCGGCAACGTCACCTTCGTGCAGGCCCGCACAGCGCACGAAATCGCCAAAGCGCATCTCGCGCGGCTACGGCTGCAACGGATGAAGGGCGAGCTCGTCGACCGCGCTCGCGCCACTGCGCTGGTGTTCCGGTTGGCGCGGGAGGAGCGGGATGCCTGGCTTAACTGGCCGGCGCGAGCTGCGGCGCTGATTGCAGCTGAACTCGGTGCCGAAGCGCACGCAGTGCAGAAGCTACTGGACGAGCATGTGCGGGCACATTTGGGTGAGCTCGTCGAAGTGCGCCCTGAATTCCGCTGATTGTCCATTTGTCGACGCCGTCGACAGGTCGCCGTGACATGTCGATGGAATCACGAAATTTCGACAAGTTCGTTCACGGGCGACGTGATTGCCGAGCCTTGGTAGCTGCACCTGCGCTCCAGACTGGGGCCCGAATACGGCTGGCATACCTTGGATGATCTTTTCGGTTTCGACGGTGCCGACGAGCTGAGCCAGGCCTGGTGCGACGGGCTTCTGCCCGACCCGGCGCTGGCGGTGTCCGATTGGGCCGACCGCCATCGCGTTCTGAGCCCGCGCGCCTCGGCCGAGCCCGGGCGCTATCGCACGGGCCGCACGCCCTACATGCGCGCGATCATGGATGCGCTGTCGCCCTCGCATGCCTGCCGGCGCGTCGTCTTCATGAAGGCGGCGCAGGTGGGCGCGACCGAGGCCGGCAACAACTGGATCGGCTACGTCATCCACCATGCGCCGGGGCCGATGTTGGCGGTTCAGCCGACGGTCGAGCTCGCCAAGCGCTTCTCGCGCCAACGCATCGATCCGCTGATCGCCGAGAGCCCGGCCTTGCGCGAGCGGGTGAAGCCGGCGCGCTCGCGCGACGCCGGCAACACAGTCTTGTCAAAGGAGTTTCCGGCCGGGCTCCTCGTCATCACCGGCGCCAATTCGGCTGTCGGCCTGCGCTCGATGCCGGCGCGGTACCTGTTCCTCGACGAGGTCGACGCGTACCCGCCTTCGGCCGACGAGGAGGGCGATCCCGTCGCCCTCGCCGAGGCGCGCACGCGCACCTTCTCCTGGCGGAGCAAGGTGTTCATGACCTCCACCCCGACCATCCATTGCGTGTCGCGGATCGAGCAGGAGTACGAGGCGTCCGACCAGCGCCGGTTCTTCGTGCCATGCCCGCACTGTGGTCATTGGCAGTGGCTGAAGTTCGAGCGGCTCAAATGGGAAAAGGGCAAGCCGGAGACGGTGCATTATCTCTGCGAGACCTGTGATGGCGCGATCGAGGAGCATCACAAGACGACGATGCTCCAGAACGGCGAGTGGCGATCGACGGCTGTAACGTCGGCTTCCGGGACGATCGGATTCCACATCTCCGCGCTCTATTCACCGGTCGGCTGGATGAGCTGGGCCGAGGTCGCCCGCCTGTGGGAGGCGGCGACCACCGATGAGGCCAAGCGCAGCTTCAAGAACGGCGTACTCGGCGAGACCTGGATCGAGTCCGGCGAAGCACCCGACTGGCAGCGGCTCTATGAGCGGCGCGAGGACTGGCCTTTCGGCACGATTCCAGCAGGTGGTCTCTTCCTGACCGCCGGCGCCGACGTCCAGAAGGATCGCATCGAAATCTCGGTGTGGGCCTGGGGGCGCGGCCTCGAAAGCTGGCTCGTCGATCACATCGTCATTGATGGCGGGCCTGAGCGCGCCGAGGCATGGGCGGCGCTGTCCGCACTCCTCAACCGCACATGGCCGCACGCGCATGGTGCGCGGCTCGGGCTCGCCAAGCTCGGCATCGACACCGGCTACGAAGCGCCGGCGGTCTATGCCTGGGCAAGGGGCGCGGGCTTTGCACAGGTCGCGCCGCTCAAGGGCGTCGACGGGTTCAACCGCGCGGCACCGATCGTCGGGCCGAGCTATGTCGATGTGACCGAGGGAGGCAAGAAGCTTCGTCGCGGCGCCCGGCTGTGGACGGTCGCCGTCGCCACCTTCAAGAGCGAGACCTACCGCCTCCTGCGGCTTGCACGCCCGACCGACGACGAGATTGCCGAGGGCGCTAAATGTCCACCCGGCTATGTCCATCTGCCGAGGGGGACGGAGGTCGAATGGGTCAAGCAGCTCGTCGCCGAGCAGCTGGTAACGGTCAAGACGAAGCGCGGCTTCCAGCGCCTCGAATGGCAGAAGCTGCGTGAACGCAACGAGGTTCTGGACTGCCGGGTCTACGCGCGTGCGGCCGCCCGGATCGCCGGCGCCGATCGCTGGAGCGAGGCAACGTGGCGGGATCTTGAGAGGCAGGTCGACTCCTCCGAGCCGGGGGTCGCGTACGGGGAAGACGATACGCCAATGGATGCTTCAGCTGGCCTGGTCCGCCGCAGGCTGCCGTCGCGCGGCCGGCGGGTGTTCCGGTCGAGTTACGTCAGCTGAACTATGGCAGGCCAGTCGTGCCGACTCAGCTACTTGCGTTTGGCTTTCTTCTTCTTCTTCTTCTTGGGTCCCCTAGTTCGCTGCCGCTCGAAGTACCACGTTCCCGGCTCATAATCGGACACATTGCCGTTCTCAAGGCCCACGCGCACTTTGCTTTTGTTCAAAACCATCGTAATTGCTCACCCCCCTGCGGCGAGTTGACTCGGGGAGCGTGAAGGGGATTCCGCGAGCGGCGCGAATCTGACTCGATGGGGGTGTGATTGAGCCGCCCGACCTTACCAGC